ATCTGATTGAGGGTTTGTTTTTGTTTTTCGTTTATTTTCTTAATATTTTTGTGATTTTGTTTCTAAAAGTTTTTGTTGTCTTCTCTGACCTGATTACATCAAAACCCAGGCCCATACCCAACTGTCCTCCGCGTAGGATTTCCTTGGGGTTCAGGACTGAGCAATCTGCGTTCAGAATTGTTGTCAGTAGCATGAATATTTACAAAATTATTTTCAGAAGCCAACAAAAGTTGTTGTTTCATTTCTTGTACCTCACGAAGAAGCATCTGCACTTGTGCGGAAGCAGAGACCACTGCAGACAATGGGTGTAATTGTTGATCGCCATTGTACATGCGCACCACGGTGACATACGGAGGCAACACGCCAGACCCAATGAAATTAGTCATGGTGACGCCAGAGGTGATGTAAACTGTTAATAACACATTTTTATCGGACATCACTTGGAATCGTGCACCAAAACTACAATCACATGTTGTAGAACCGGCGTTTGTGTTGGGGTTTGCATAATTGTTAAGTAATTGCAAACCAGTTTCCGTATACAGGATTGATGCACTACCAGCGGTCGTAGTTTGAACTCGCGCAAAGGCATTGACTTGGACTACATCTCCCGTTCTAAAACCCATAGCTGACAAATTTAAGCAAGATCTTCCATCTGAATCTGTTGACAACGCGGCTGGGCGACCGGTTGTTTCGACTTGCTCAAACCACACTGGACTGCATAATGAGGCTGAATTGGTATTGATTGCTGTAGATAGATTGATTCCTTGAAGCCAAACATCTTGTTGTACCGTTCCACGAACAGAAATGCCATCAAACACACACTCATATTCTACTTCTAGCGCACCATAACTCGAGATATCATTTTCTCCCTGTAAGTCAGAGTACGCGGCGAAATGGTATGTGCCTTGACTGGTTAATCTGTCATCGGACCCGTCTGGGTCTACGAATTGAAAAGGTACACCTGGATGGTGTGGAAGTTGACATGTGGACGAATCCATTAGCTTAGCTATTCCATGTCCCTTCACACTCACCAGTTGATTACACAAATCACGTCCTGAAAGTTGTTCATCTTTTGGGTCAGGAACGATTGCGTGGATGTATTGGCCTTTAATTGCTGTGTTTTCAGCAGACGAGAAGTGAATTGCAAGCTTCTGAAATTTGTATTTCTCAAACATAGCGCAGAAAAGTTGCAAACGAGAGTTTTGAATGTTCAACGGGGAAATTACCCAATTGTACACGTCGGTGCCTCTCGGTACACCGGCAGAAGCAGCGGGAATTTCGTCTAGATAGTCACATCCTTTGACCACTAGTCGATCACCCTGCGATTTCCAGCTAAAATGCCCTCTAGGTAGTCTTGACATGTGGGTGTTAACACCCAAGTTGCCAATACTCGCACGCTGACGACGGGGACGTTGACCAACACCAGGTTTTGCACTGGCGCCGGCAAGTCGAGCTCCATCGGCAATGGCTCGTCGTATAACTTTTGGAATTTGGCTGGAGGCTCGAGCAGGTTGTCCGTTGCCTTTCTTTTTACCATTCTTTCTCGGCATAAAACCAATCTTTCGTAATGCGGATTGAATATAAAACCAATATGCAAAAGCAGGATCGTCTGAGATAGCTGCTTTGGCGGCGTTGAAATCAGCTTCAGCTAAATCAGCACCAGGTGTGTCGTAAGCGAGATCGTGTTCTTTACAGATCTCGTCTAGTTTGTCTACGGCAGGTGTTTTTCCTGTCGGGTCACCGTAATTAGGTCCACAGTAGTTTCCGTGATACTTAAATTTGAGTTGTGAGGGTTCTACCATACAACTCCTGGAGTTTTTCGTGAGGCCCACCCTCTTCGCTAGTGGCTCAGATTTCTAGAAGCCACTCTCCGGAACTGCCATCCACCTTAATGTTCCGGCCTGTAATGTCTTAAGCATAATCAGTTTCAGCGAGTGCGTGCAACAAAGGATGTGCATAAAAATAATACACATCCTTTGGATAGGTGTCACAAAAATCTTGTACGTCTAATTCAGAGACACCATATCTTTCACACACTTGCAGCAACGCAGCACGCCCCAACCTGGGCTTCAAATTTGCAACAGCCTGCACCTTATGTTGTTCAATATAATCGGTGCGCACGACTTTGCGGACACAAAAATTTTCAATGAAGATGTTCAAAATTGGAACACGGACGTATAAACTGTAGCAATAAGCGAGATCAGAGAGAAACTGACGTGCACTCTCGTGGCAGTCTTTAATCCATGGATATATATCCTTGGGAGGTTTCAAACTCTTTGTGGCTTTCAAAATGCGAGAAGGCAAGGGTCCCCAGTAATAAAGAAAATCTTGACCGGGTTCACACACATACCACATGCCTTTAAGAAAAGTCGCCATCGGCACGAAGTCACTGGCCTCGTGAATGTGCAACTTTACTTTTGCTTTAAATCCCAGTTTGGCAAACAACTCTTGCCACAATCCGGGAGTCCAATCATTTGGGGAAACGCCCAAACTGACTAAATCTCGCAAAACTTTGTGATGAGCATCAGCGGTGTTGTCG